GCATATGCTCTTTGTGCTTGTCTTGCAGCAGCTAGTGACATAACTGCACTTAATCCGTATCCAGCAGCTCCCATTAGACTTCCACCTCTAGTAATATGCCGTTAAGTGTCATTGGCAATGGTTCCTCTTGTGTAACTGTTACTCTTCCTTCCCTTGACCAACCTAACAAATAGACTTCTTTTCTTTGTGTGAGAGCAGTAGGCTCTTGAGAAAAATCATCTGTTACTGATCTTAGCAAAATTCTTGTGCCTCCTGCTTTCACATTAAGTGTTGTTACCAAATCAAGAACGGCTCTGACAACCCTTCTTTTTTGGCCAACACTCACACCATCTGGTAACTGCATCTCAGGAGGCAATGTTGTTATCTCAGGTGTGTAAGCTAAACCTATTTCAACAGATGTTACCTCTTGCCCAAGTGTTACGACACCACTGCCATCTGTAGTAAATGTACCTAATGAATAATTACCAGACCTAACCTGCACTTCTGTATTAGGTAAATGTGCAACTGTCCAGGTAGATGAAGCACTACCACTTTGTTGAGAAGACATATCTAGATAATAATCATTTTGAAAAAGCTCCAATGATTTAACTGTAGATGAATCAATGGTTCTCTCAACAACAGTATAAATTTGCCTATTAACATTAACCATATTCTTAAAGTCACCATTAGTATCATATCTAACCCATCCCTGGACTTTCTCCTTTCTTATAGACATGAATACTGGCATGTGACCATCTGAGTTAAGAAGGTAAAGATATCCCTCCATTTGGTCTGAAGATTCCCGTTGTGCTTCTATAGCAACAGGTGTTCCAATAATATGTTCTGACAATAATGTTATTGAGTCAGAGTTATATGCTTGTGATATATCTGAAAATATGAATTCACGAATAGCACCTTTTGACTTAGTTAAAAATACTATAGCACCATCAAATTCTTGAGGTTGGACAGCTCCTGAGCCATAGCTTGTTTGCTTCTTAACTGTAATGGTTGAGGGTGTAAGAGGTTTGTTCTCACTAGTTGGCACATAGAGTTCCTGCTCAGACGTAAAGATTGTGAGAAATCGAAATGATTGCATAGCCTTGATTTCTGATACTTGAGCTTCTGCAATTTGTATTTGTATTGATTCATCATCATTTCCTGTTCCAACATCAAAGTTTGTGAACTCACCAATCTTTGACATAAACAAAAAGTTAGGCAGATCACGACTACCACCAAATATTAATCTTTGGTCATGCAATGTAACTGCTCTTGCATAACCTCTTACTGAACTAAATACTGGTTCTTGCCAATCGGTAATTGCATTTGTGTTAGACATTGTTCCAGATATTGTTGCTGTAACAACAGTTGCACTTGTATATGCAGTGATTTCTGCATGAAAAACCAATCCAGCAGAATCAACTAATCTAAGATATAAACCAACGTAATCTGATGTAAATGCATCAGCACTTGCAGTTAATGTTGTTGACCCATGAGTTTGTCCAGGAGTTAAAGTTATACTACCTGATGCAAATTTATAATATGGTTGATAAGTTAATCCACTAGATGTGTCAAAAGCATATGCCGTTCTTGTGAAGTTAGTAGCACTTGTTCTCTGTATTTGTTGCATTGGGATGTCTGGATGAGTAACGAACATTGTGTCACCACTTTGTGCAACAACTAATGAACCTATTTGTGAAGATGTCCAAGGGCAACTTGTTATTGTTTGTAATATTGTTGTAGGACTTGATATATCTACAACTCTTAATTTGGTATCACTAAATAATAATATGTAAGCTTCATCTTCATCGTAAACATAAGCTTCTGTTTGATAAGTCTCATTTGCGAGGGTCTGAAGATACCTAAGCCCAGGCCTTCTAGTGCAACCACCTTGAGCCTTTAACCTTACGTTACGGAGCCTATATGCTCCATTACGATAGGCTTCAGCATCAACTCTAGATGATAAAAGAGGGGATAACTCCCCTGATGAAAAATTAGTCGTAAATTGCCTTAGAAGTGCCATTCATTTAAGTTCCTGTAGTCCCTTCAATTTTTGTAAAGATTCCAGAACCTAATCTAATTCTGTGAAACCTACTCAATGCGACTTGTTGAGTTGTAACTTGTTGTGCATCTCTGGCTTTGGCTCTTCTAAATTGAACATCGGCAAGTTGACTGTATGAACGTGCAATATCTGCTTTCCTTGTAACAGATAAAGCCAAAATTGATGCAAGGCGATATATAACCCATAAGGTAAATGCAGGTGGCCAATACTGAGTATCTACTCTAAAGATATAGTTAAGAACAACTCTGTCATTTTCATTTGCATTTAGGTAAATATATCTTTCATAGATATCATATTGCTGAACAGCATCTTCGATTGTTACTGTTTGCACTTGGATAACGGCAGGCTCAGTTGGCATTGCATAAGCAGCATCCCAACGATCTACTGGTGCATCAGCTAATCTGGATAACTCTATCTGACCAGTAGCAAAGTTCCAGTTATTCTGTGCTAAACAGTCTTCAACTATGTCTTCATAGCTAGTGTTCATTACTAAAGCTTCATCAGTAGCTTCTGTAAAAGAGGATAAAGGCTCCATGCCAACTAAGACCATTGCTCTTTGTGCTACTTCAATATCGGTCTTGGCTGTATTTGGCATTATGTACCCTTAACTAATTTCTTTTTGCCACCTTCTATCATGTGATCTGACATAGCTTTATTTTCTATTGATTTTGTTTTACCAGTTCCATGTATCCAATTACTGTAAGTTCTTGGTATAGGCATTTTGGTAAGCATAGTATCAACAAACCCTGGAGTTTTATGTTCAAAACCCATAGTTTTTTTATAGCTTTCGGTATAACCTTTTTTACCCATGCTTCTTACATGTCTTTTTTTAGTTTCATTTGTATATTTATTTTTAAGTTTTTTTAATGGATCAGAAACATTAATTCTAAATCTTCTAGACATAGTTTCTATAGATTTTGGACTACCTGGAAAAGTCTCAGAAATTTTTTTTAATTTTTCTTTCATGTGGTTAATAACCTCTATGTACTTGGAACATTATCAGAACGTACTTTGTTATAAGGACTTTCTGTTTTGTCCTTAGAAGTAGTGTCCTTGTTACCCATAGTCTTCTTTTTTCTTTTTAGCCTTTCATTATAGGCTTTAAGTTGTGCAAGACCTTCTTTTGTATATGGAAATTCTTTACCATCACTAGCTTTTGGCATTTACTCTGCTCCCAAGTTTTACTTTTGACCCAAATGTTATTTTTTTGGAACTAGAAGAGGAAGTAGCCTTTACAGCTACCTCCTTCTTTGTTGTTGTTGGTTTCTTAGCCATTAGTCAGAATCTGTTCCAGATAGTGATACTATATTGGCCACATCGACTGTTGTGCCATCATTAGCATTGACAACAAACATTCCGTACACAGGTGTACCTCCTGTTGCTGTGTTAGCAAATATAACGTCACCTACATTCATCTCATTAGCCATGTCATTAAAATAACCTGCTCCATCGATTACTGTAGATGCATCTGTTGATGTGTAGTGCCAGATATGAAAACCATTACCTGAATAGGAAACTAAACTTAAATCTGATTGTACGAAAGCCATGTTTCCCTCCTAGTTCTTTAGTTCTAGCTCAAATACACCTTCAGCATCAATTAAGACTGCGTTCTGTTGCATTTTGTTTAATACAAAGTAGCTGTCCTTATCGTTGTGATATTGCATATTTGAAGTTATATCTGTACCGATTGCATGTGCAACGGCATCTCTATGGTAAGCAAAACACTCTTTGTGTGTTGTACCAGCGGCTCCTGATCCATTTCTTCCCTGTAGACCACCATGTGCAAACCACATGAAACCTAACCATCTTTTGGCTGTTACACCCATTGGAAAAGGAAGATCATTCTCACCAACATATTCTGCTCTTGAGAATTGATCGATTGCCATTAGCTGTGACCATTGCTCCCAACCTACAACGCAGTATCTCTGACCATCATCAGGAACTTCATTGTTTCCAAACTTTTCCATAAGCTCTAAAGCCCATGCTAAAGTTATGCCGTTGGTTGTCTCATCATGTGCTGATGTGGTAGTAGTCATCTGCTCTAAAATTAGATCATCTGTCTTTCTACCTAATGCATAAGCACCAGACTGTTGAGCAACTTGCATTTCATCATGGTTAATTCTTAACTGATCTAGATCATCGACCCACTCACCAGCAAAGTAATCTTCCACTGTTACACTTACGTTAGTGTGTGCAAGGTTCATGGGTGCAATGTTACCATGCCTTGCTTTTGTAGTAGCAAAACCTTTACCGATTTTTTGGAATGTTGTTTTGTTCTTAACACCATTTCTAGTACGAACAGTATTCCTGAGTTTAGAACCCATACGTTGATAGGCAACGTGTACTCCAGATTCAAACTCCTCAATAAAGGAAGTGCTTATGGTAGTTAAAGCCATTAAAGCCTCCATTAAAGGTTAAAATTATACTATTCTGGTTATTCGCTTCACTACTACATTAAGGTTATTCCAAATTGGGCCTCTAAGTAATTCTACGAGCCTTCTAGTAATTTCAATCTTTCAGAAAACAGAAACTTTGTTAATTCACATTACTAGGCACGTTTCCTTGCAAGCTGTTCTGCCATAGCTCTTACTTTAGCTATATGTGCAGGATCTCCACCATTTTGCCAGTATTTAGGATCTCTTTGAGCAGCCATTAGGTCTTCTCTAGTAACAGTTTCTTGAAACTCTGTTGTCGATGTCATGTTAAATTTAGGCTGACCATTAAGCTCCATTATAGATTCAAAAAACTTAACCATACCAGCAGAAGCAGGAATATCAGCAAATGTATTGTAATCTTCTTCACTCAATACAGAACTTGCCCAAGCATCAACTCTTTCAAGCCTTCTATCTGCATGCTCACCTAAAGCTTGGCTTTCTTCGTTCCAATCTGGCCCTGCTGTTTGTTCCATAGCCATATACTCACCAACAAAGTCATTAAACTCATCTTGGCTGAGTGCCATGTTATGTGCTTTTTCTCTAAACCAACCAAGCATATGATTGTTTTCATCAATCTCAAGCTTATTACCATCTTCGTCTTGTAGATCTATTTGATAATCCCCAGGACTTACAGGCACCTCTTTTGATGCTTCTTCATTAAGTTCATTAACTAACTCTGCCTTTATCTCATCACGTCTTGTATGAAACTTTCTTTCTAAATTTTCATAAGATGTTTTGAGTTGCTCTGGTGTTTCAAACTTCTCAGGTAACCAATCAGGTCTAGCAACTTGGTCTGGTTGCTCAACTTGATTTTGCTCTCCAGTGTCGTTAGCAATAGTGCTTTCAACTTCTGTTGTTGTGTTTTCTACGTTTTCTGTAGTTTCTTGTTCGTTAGACATATTTTCTCCCTTGTTAACAGTCCCACTTTCTTAATGCTTTATTTATACGGCTATTTGGATCATTTGCTGTTTTTTTACTTGTCAGCTTTTTCTTCATACCCATCATACGTTTACAAAAACTTCTTCTTCTAGCAGCTGCTTTTGGACTCTTTTTAGCTTCTTTTGCAGATACTGGTCTTTTTATATTTTTACCTTGCCTTCTAAGGCTAGCTCTACCTTTTGCATTTAATCCACCACTAGGATTTTTTCCCTCTTTCCTTTGCCATGCAGGTGTTTTTGCCATTATCTATGTCCTTGCATAAGTTGGTTTCTTTCCACCACCACTAGGATTTGTAGCTCTTTTTCTAGCAGTAGCTTTTCTTTTATCTTGAACACTCATTCTGTTAGCTTTTGCTGAAGGTACACATTTAGGATAAGACCTTCCATCACCCATCTTTCTTCCACAAGGAGGGTGTTTCCCATCTTTCTTGGTAGATATATCTACCCATTTTTCGTTAAACCACTTGGTTAAACTCATCCTTTATAACCACCACCCATTTTCTTATACTGAATAACTAACTGCCCAGAAGCATAAGCTGATGGCCATTTACTTACTCTTTTCTTTACAATAGCTTTTGCTCTTGCATAGAGTTTAGGATCAGTTGGTGTCGCCATTTTTCCTTCCCATTTCAGTCCTATGTTTTATCAATGCTACTAACCATCTTTGTCCTTCAAAGTGTGCAAGGTTTTCGATTGCCACTCCTGGGCCATGAATGTTATTCGTTGTAATGTTTTCCAAATACTGTAAGAATTGCTTTCCAATACCTGAACCAAATAAAGCATAGGCTTTATTATTAAGATCATTTTCAACTTCAGCAGTATACGATCTACCATCAACCGATGCATTAATCTTCTCCTTTGTCATTGACCCATCCCTTGTTGTTGCATTAACTGCATAGCCATGTCAATGTTCCCTTGAACTTCCTGTCTATTAGCAAGAAGCTCTTCTTTCACACCAAACTTTGATGCTAAATATTTAATAACTTTTTCTTGATTATACAATGCTGGTGTTATCTCTGGGCCAAATGTTCCTGCAACTGTTTGCTGAAATCTAACAAAATCAGCTACATCTTGTTGGTCTTGTGCCCTTAATAATGGAGATACTGGAACAATTCTTATTTCTCTACCATCAACCTTTGGTATATCAAGCACACCTTGTTCTTGATAGATGGCAACAATTCTTTCAACCAATGGATGTAAGAACTCTTTCTGCATCCTTCCTGCGACTGCTCCCATATCTCTTGCCACGTCAGCAAGCCTTTCTGATACTTCCGTTGCTGATAGTGGTGTTTTTGCATTTGGTCTTGAATCAAGTTCATCAATAAATAAAGCCTTCCTGACATTTCTTCGCATATCCTCTAATATTAGTTGGCCAACATCAAACCTTGCAGGGCTTTGTAAAGACTCAAGAGAACTCCCAGGACTTCTAGGGATAAAAGTTCCAGGCTGTATAGTAATGTTATCAGGGTTAAATACACCATCATCATCATAAACATAAGCACCACCTATAGCCATTTCAGCATTTTCTAATATAAGCTGAACAGTTAGATTTAATGTTTTGATTGCAGGCATAGCTTGTAATATTGGCCCTCTACCCCAAACTTCCATGCCAGACTTTGACCAACGTGTTGTAAGCCAAGGCAATGAACCACGACCAATAAGCTTTTTCTTGTACATTATATGCTTGTCAGTTTCGGATATTAGATAGTAGGTATACTCATCTTTGAACTGGTCATCGCTATCATACATTGTAGCTTCGATGATTCTAGTTTTTCTTCTAGGATCTCTTTTCTGTGCAAGCTCCATTTCTTTGCTATACTTAGCATATGGATAACGATGCTTTACATCTGTAATGTCACACTCATTGTTCCATCTAAACCAATCAGTTACTTGATCCATTGCACCTGATAACAAGGCAACATTAGAAGGTGGTACGGCAGTAAAATGGAGATCGCCAACAAAACGACCTGATTCAACTAGCATATTCATGGTACCAATACCCAAATCTTGAAGACCTTCATGGAACTCAGAATTAAAGTTACTATTCCTTAATCCTTCATGCAAAACTTCCGTGATGTCATCAAGATCTTTTAGCAACTGCGTAGAGATTTGATCTGCTGGGTATTCAGGCCCAGGAGCTAACTTAAATGCTCGACCATTTGGAGGAAAAAAGCCAAGCTGTAGTCTTGAGGCAAATCGGGGGAGACCAGTTACTGCCGTTTCGTCATATATATTTTCTGTACGTCTTTGTCCTGCAAACTCACCAAAAAAGCTTTCTCTATGTGGCAAAACATAATCATATATTTCTTCCCAAATATCAGACCAATTCTGCCATTTGCCTTTGGCTTTCTTGTATCTGCTCATTACCTTTTGGTATTCTTCTCTATCTCCTGACATATCTGAAGGAGTAGGACTTGCGTCACCACCAGTGTCACTACGCATTACGATTCCCTCCCATCATTTTACGTCTATATCCAGTAAAGTCTTCAAGCTCTGAACTTTGTAAAGACCTTGAGCCAAATTTGTTAGAGCCTATTTTTCTTATTCTTTCAGTACGTTCAAACTCTTGCCTTTCGGCTTCTTGTTTATTTATACGTTCTTGTTCAGCTTTTTTAGCTTGCAATTCTGGATCAGGTGCAACTTTAGGTGTTTTAAACATACTACCCATGAGATGTCTCCAATAATTCTTTAGCTTCAAAAATGATTGAACCTTTTCGTTTAAGCAATTCACAATACAACTGATAAGGTGTCAAAATCCAAAATTTACGAATATTACAGATATGTTTTATAAAACTTACGCAATATAAGAGTCTTGGCATGTAAATAGGCTTTTGATCTACCTCAAATTCAATACATTTGTTGCTCATGTGCATTTCAAGCACTAATTGGGTGGCTTTATCATCTTTTAAGGTTTCTAAATTAAAACCACTT